TACGAGTAGCTGATGCCGTACCACCTGACACTAATGCTGTGCCGTTTGGGATTGGGAGGGATGGGTCGATAACAATTTTATCTTTAATGCTTTCGTCTCTGATGCCATCAGTAAAGGCATGGAAGCCCATAACATTATCTGTCTTGTCCATAATGTAGTTGACAACAGATGTGTCAGTCATAGATGCAACGATAAAGATTGTACTTGGGTCAATCTCTTTAAACAGTTCTGTGCGAACGATGCCATGTGTACTTGTGCCTTCGATGGGGCGTGGGTCAAGAATGACACAGGCATATGGCTTGATGCCTTCAGCTAACAGGCGTGGGTATGCGTGTTTAACACACCAGATTTTACCACCTGTTTTCTTTTGAACTCTTCTAATCTCTTTGAAGTCTAGCGTACCACCTGATACTATAATGGCGTGGTCGTTGGTTGGCTTATAGTTTTTAACCCAATCAAACTCACCAATCTTAGGTACGTAGTGTCTAATGTTATCCTTGATGTGGTCTTGTGGCATAGAATCTTTAGGCTTAATAATAATAGGTACACGTGATAGTTCTTTAGGAATATCTTTTACATCTGGTTTGGTTACAACAGCTAAGTGTACGTTACCACCTAATGCCATTCCGTCTTGAGAAGGTAATACCTTTTTGTTTCGGTCTTTAATCTCTTCAATAGTTTTGATAATGCCCTTGTGTTCCTCTGGCATTTCTTTGCCCTTCTCCACAGAGTAGAAGTCATCGAAGACAACAACGTCTACGTCACGTAAGAAGCCGTAGTCATTCTGTACTGTGTCGTATGAATGCCCACCATCAATGAAAGCAAAGTCAACCTTATCAAAGCTAACCTGCTCCATTGTTTCGTTGGTGTTACCAGCATACAAGTTCCAGCTAAATGTTTTACCATTCTCTAACATCTTCTGTGAGAAGTCATCAAGTCTTTTGTTAACCAAGTCTTCTGAGTTGTGTGCCTTGATGTTAAGCTCAAGCTTGTCTGTCTCGTCAGTCGCTTGCTCAAACAAATCAAAGCCCATGTAGTGTACTTCGTCTACGTTATCGTAAGCAGCAAGAGCCATTTCAATAGCACGTCCACCATTCCATGTCCCAGTCTCTGCAATAATAAATACTTCTTTATCTTTTGAGTAGTGCCGTACAAGGGTAGCTAGTTGCTTGTATCTTCCTGGTCCAGTAACATCTTGTGATACACTGTTTGCCTTTTCTTTTACAGCGGCGACATCAAACTTTAAGTTGCCCTTGTTATGTACAAAGTATTCGTCCAACATGCACTGGTCAAAGACAGACAGACCACGTACACCTTCTGAAAGGTTACGAACTTTGGCTCCATGTGCTTCGTAGATTTTAAGTAGACGTGTAAAGATAAAGGCATCAGTCCACTCACGATAACCAAACACTTCATCTGTATCATAAGCACCACGTAAATCAATCAGCAAAGATGCTGCATTGTGGTACGCCATATTGAATGCCATGAAGCCTGTCTCGCTATAGTCAATATCAATACGACCAAGGTGTACAATGTCTACCTCTGGAATCATAATCTTAGCAGCATCTTCTGCCTTAAACATTTTCTTTGTAACTGTGTCAGCATCAATCCATGCAAGCCATCCTTGGTCTTGGTTGTCTAGCATCTCAAGGGCTACGTCTGTCAGTGCATATACTTTATGGCAAAAGCGAAGCGCATCCATACGGTAGTTGTATGGGGCTTCAGCGTAGTTACCATTCTTATCCTTGTTGCGTTCAATAAAGTTATTACGTGCATCAATACTTTCAATGTGTCGGTACTCAATGACACCATCTAAATCATTTAAAGGAAGTTCGTCAAGGCTGTCATAGCCCTCAACGTAAGCGATAAGCTTGGTGTCACTTGGCTTCCAGTTCTTAGCTACGGACTCAAGCATCATACGTGCATAGACATCCTCGTGTTTCTTATGAAAGCTTGTTACAAAGGTGTATGTCATTACATGTTCTCCAGTATTAGTTGTGTTGTTATTTCTGCTTCGGCTTGTTCCCACTCTTCAACGTAGGCTTCTTCAACAGGGCGGCTGGCCTTCCACTTATCAAACCAAGGACCTCCTGTAGTAAAGTGTACGTTCTTAGCCTCGACTTGTGGGTCAGAGAAACCATCTAGCCAGTTCCACTCAGGATGGATAACACCAATCTCCTCGTCGTCTAGCCATCCAAAAGAATGGAGCCACCCACCAGTCCGAAGATTAACATCGTCTACTGTAAGCTTTAAGTTAGATGGGTGACTACAATTAAATAACATAAAGCTAGACCAGTTCTTTCTGTGGTATCTCGTCTGAGCTACACCGTCCATCTTAACAGAGGACTCTGGTTCATACTTATGTTGTACGCACTGTACTGCATACTCTTCGTTCTTTCCATAGACATCAAAGATACCTGCTATGTCTGCACGTACAAACATATCGGCATCCATAAACAAAGCTAAGCCATCGTACTGGTTTAGTGCAGGTACGAGGAAGCGTGTGAAGGTAAAGTCTGTACTGAATGGTCGTCCATCAAACACATCATAGCGTTGATTAGGTTCGTGTAGGAAGACACGAGAGGCTCTGCGATACAAACCATTGCGGCGTAGCGCAGGCTCCATAAGTGGGATGATGTCATACTCTTTATTGTACTTACGAATAGAATGCGCCAGAACCTCAAAGGCTCTATGGTCACGGTCATCGTATCCAATATAAATTACGGGTCTTTTCTTCATTACATCTCCAAATAAATAATGGTGGTGAGCTAGAGGGATTGAGAGAGAAAGGAGGTTTAGCCCACCACCATATATATTATAGTAAATAAATTACTAAATGTCAAGAAGTTTTTTATTAGCTAAATAAAGCAGCAAATGTAAATCTATATTCAGGACAGGCGTTGCTTGGTGGTCTTACGCTGTGCTTTACTCCTTTATTAAGCCACAAAACTCTGCCAGGTTTATAGCTTATTGCATGTTCTGCTTCGTAATCGTGGTCTGTATATAAAATTGTTTCTCCTGCCCACTCTGGATTCCATCTATGATTACAATAATAAAGAAATACTTCCTTGTCAGGGTGTGTGTGGGGATGGAAACTGTTTGCTGGCTCTGCCAGATTAATTACTGTGTGAGTAGGTGTCCTTCCATTTATTAATTCTGTTATGCGTTGATTGTTGTGGCGAGAAAAAACCCCAAAGGCAGCAACATCTTCTGGTGTATAGTGGCTATACATTAGTCTTCTCTGACCTACCACATCATCCCAATGCTGGTCTTGCCACCCTAATTTAAACAAACTATTTCTAACAAAGCTAAACATTTCCTCCCTGTCAGCTGCGCTGTATGCGTTATCTATTATTTCATAGTTGCTCATTTGTGCCACATACCTTTCAGTCTTTGTTTAGCTGCTAGGTTTGCTGCTTTCTTTTCTTCATGTGTCATTGCTTGCCAGTTCTCCAAGTCACGTGACGTGCGGCCACAATGTATACATGTGTCGTGTAGGTTAGACAACTCACAGCTATCTACTGTAGTGTCTGTGTTGGCCTTACATGGGCTTTTCATACTTAGCCTCCAGTTCGTCATACCCACCAAGGTATTGTCCGTCTACATTTATCTGAGGAACTGTTAGCTTACGTGGAAACATTTCCTTAAACTCTTCAATGGTAATGTCCTGCTTGACGGTGAAGTATTTGTAAGGGAGCTTCTTGTCCTTACATAACTCCACCGCCTTTTCGCAATGGACACAGTTAGGCTGTCCATATATTTCAATCATATTATTATAGTCCTTCAATGGGGTTGCAGTACCAAACGTAGACCAATAGACCTACGATTGACAATAACAACACTGTTGACGCAATATAAAATTCTTTCATATCATTCTCCTATGTTAGGTCAACAACCTCACATGAATCACCGCTACATGCCATAGTCTGTGAGCCTGCTGTGTTATCTTCCTGTTCGTACTCAGACAGACCAAGCCAGTCAATACGCTCTGGCATCTTAGCAAGGGCTTCCTCGTATGTTTCTTTGTCACAGTCCTGATAAGGTGCTTGTGCATAGCTGTGGTCGCTGTGTGGTAGGAACGATACACCAGAACAGATGTCAAAGTTATCGTATACCCACGCACCTACCTTGAGCCACTCTTCCTCACGTACTGTGATAGTAACTGATGGCTTATGCTCACACCACTCAAGAGCGTATACTTTCCATAGCTCAAGCTGTTCGATAGCAGTCATGTCGTTACGTGTCACTGCACCTTCTGGTGATTTGACTGGGAAGCTAAACACTGTGGTGCTGTCAGGCTTCATAACGCACGGCTCTGCTGGGATACCAGCGTTAGTTAGGAACTGCGTGAGAGGGTCTTTGTTATCACCCCGTACAGTGCGGATGTAATATTCGCTATGACGAGCATGAATGCCAGAAGCGCTATCAACCAGCTGCGACACAGTACCTGAAGGCTTGACACAAGTGATGGCCGCAGATGGATTAATTCCAAGCTGCTCAGCATAATCCCTGTTTGTTTGTACAGCAGAGTCACGAAGCTTGTTAAGTAACTTTGTAGATGGGTTGTTAGTGATTTCATTGTCCATAATTCCTGTCAAGCTTACGCCCAACAGCCTTTCCTCTTCAGTGTTCTTACGCCAGACAGGACGAAGGTACGGCATGTCTGTGTATGTTGATTGAATTGTTCCTAAGATTGTAGCAAGTCTTACTTTATTTGTCAAGGTTTTTTCTGTGTCGGTAGGACGAACAACAACCTCAGTCAGGTTACAGAACTGGTAAGGACGCAGGATGATTTCACTGCAAGGGTTTGTACCCCACTCCATACCAGTGGTGCGGCGACCGTTACGTGCTACGTGTTTGTCTGCTGCAATGCGGCTAAAGATACCACGCTCACCAGACTTAGACTCGACAAGAGACAGCCACTCACGCATGAATGTTTCCATGTCAGGCTTGTCAGTGTAGGCTACAGAGTTGTTAGCCAAAGCACGTTGCCCTTCGTTCTCCCACCATTGACCAGACTTAGCGTGACGCATACGGTCATCAGATAGGTTAGACAAACTAATCATTGCACTGCGGCGAACACCACCCACTACAACTACCTCGCCAATCTTACACATGATGTCGTGGCACTCAACGCTGTTAAGCTTACGTCCTGCTGCGCCCTTGAACTTGGCTACAACAAACTTGAACAAGTCGTTCAATGGGTCAGGTCCAGAGGCACGTCCACCAAATGTCTTGAGGCGTTGACCTGCGGCACGAATCTTAGACAAGTCCCACTTGGGTACATCGCCTGTATACAAACCACTGATTAGTTTACGCAGTGCCTTAGCCCAACCTTCCTTGCTGTCCTGTACAACGATAAGGTCTTCGCTGTCGTTAATGTCGGCTGGTACTTCAGGTAGCTTGGTGATTGCTTGACGCTCAACAGAGAAGCCAACGCCAGTACCACACAGCAGGATGAACATAGCTTCATCGAATGCACGTGGGTGGTCAACAGGCAGATAGCTACAGTTATATACACATGTGTTGTCACGTGCTGCGGCTGGTCCTGCAGTCATCAAGGCTCTCATGCTGGGCATTACCTGTAGGTTTAGGATGGCTTCTTGGATGTCGTTAACGTCCTTATCAGACACACCACTTGGACGTACGATGTTGTCGATGAAGCGGCCAACTGTTTCGCCCCATGTTTCTCTGCGTCCTTCGTCATCCAGCCAACGTGCATAGCGTGACGTGGCGATGAATGTTTGGTAGTCCGATGGTAAGTAATTATTCAATGTATTTTTCTGTTTCATTTATACGAAGCTCCTCTCCTGTTAATGCTTTCCAGCTGTATTTAAAATCAAATCGTGCGGCAGCTTGGCTAATCAAGTCTGCAATATATCGTGTCTCTGCCTGCGCTGTCTTGTCTAGCCGTTGGTTAACGACACGGGAGAAAGCATACAGTGAACCAGACCAGTACCATTCTGTGTACATGTTCTGTGGTAATACCATACGTGCCATCTCAGGAGCGATACCTACATCAAGCATACGTTCATACTCTGCAATAGCTGAGCGTGTGTACGAGCCAATGTGATAGTCTATAGTATCATCGGAGCTACCCTGCTTTACATTGTCAGCTTTCTTGCGCCACGATTGAGGCGTGTAGAACTTGGGTGTATAGTCCACATAGCGGCGGCTGACTTCATTCCAAGCCAACCCCACTTGGTGTTTCACCAGCTGTCGTGCGACAAAGAGGGGAGCTTCAATACGAAACTGTAAGAAGCAGTGTGAGAAGGGCGACCAATGACCATGCTTAGCCAAGTACTTGATTAAGTGTTTGTCCTCCATGCGAAGGTCGTTGATGTTGCCGTTCTTCTCTCGTTGTGATTCCTTGTTAAAGGATACACGAGCAGCATTAACTACTGTTAAGTCGCTGCCCATATGGTCGATTAGTGTTACTTGCATTGTGCCAAGTCTCCTATTATACTATACGTTTTCTACAGAAGCAATAAGCTTTTCGAGATACCACTGTGCTTTTTTCAAGTCTTCCACAGGCTTGCCCTTGTACTTGTAACGCCACATATATTTCATGCAGTTACCCTTGAGATACCCCTGGTATTCCTCGTCTGACATGCTGGCTTCGATAGCCTTGATTGCTTCCACACCCTTAGTGTTGTAGTGTGCTGGCTTATTTACTGGGTCGCTTGGCTCTTCAAAGTAATTGAACTTAGTGTCCAAGGATTGCATTGATTCTCTTTCTGACATAATCTATTTCTCCTGTCTGTAAAACTTTGTAAGCAAAGTCTCTCATGTATTCTGAGTCCACACCTGCATTGGTACATACTTCTTCAAAGTCCTCAGCCGTAGTACCGACTGATGCAAAGAACCAAGCAGATGCTCTGTCTCTATCTATCCTAGCAGTCGAAGGCTCCCCTTCATACGCTGGTTTGGATGCGTCTAGCAGTGCCTGAAGTATCACACATAAGAACAATGTACGTTCAGGTGACGACTCATCAGGACGAAACTCATCCAAGTGAAATGTTATATTACTACCTGACACCCTGTTTGTCAAGCCACGTTTGTGGAATGCCTTCATTTAATTTGCAGTACATGTAGCCGTACTTGTCACACCAATCTGCATACGTCATCTTACCACCCTTGTATAGCTTGCGGTGTGGGTTATCAAAGACAAAGCGTATGTCAAGGTCAGGGTATTGCGACTTAATGAACAGGTGTTTCTTCCTGTCCTCTGGCATGAACCTGCCCTTCACTTCTAAGATGACGCCGTTGGGTAGGAAAAAGTCTGGGATATAATTCTTATCCTCACGCCACTCAAATGGTAGCTTCTCTTTCTCATACACAAACTTAATCTTGTGCTTGTGAAGTTGCTGAGCAGCTTCGTACTCAGAGTTTGATTTGTATTCGTGATTATATTTTTTTCTTTTGAATCCCATTACACCTGTACTTCCTCAACGTCTGGGGTCTTTGCCACAGTTGTCAAGTAACGTACTCCATTAGAGTATTGAAATGCTCTCAGACCTTGACCACCATTGGCATCAGCCCAGCATTTCTTTTTGAATGAGCAGAAGACACAGCCAATAGCAAGCTTACGATTGCCAGACTTACCATCTTCCAAGTCTCCATAGCAACGAGCAGGTGGTGTATCTTTAGACACGACATCTTTGAGGTGGTTGACTCGTGATGGTGCGTCAATCATTTCCATGTCATGCACTGGTAAGATGCATAGCTCACTGCTGTTCTTGTCGATAGCAAAGAAGGCTGCTTCCTTGCGGTTGTTCTTCGTAGCATACGCACTAATCTGTGCGATGTAACCAAAGGGGTCATCCTCTGATAGCCTGCCTTCCTTAAACTTCTTGAATGCGAATGACGATGCTGACTTGATGTCAACGAGTACACCATCAATCACACAGTCCTGATGTCCCAGCACACCCTCAACCTCTACGGTTTCCTGTGCCTCTGTTACTTCGTGACCTGATGCTTTGGTAAGACAAATCAGGAGAGCCTCAAGGACATGTCCCATAAGGAACTTAATCTTAGTCTGCCCATTGATGGACTCTCCTTCTTCGCCTTGTACTCCGTACCAAATCTGACGGTCTGGTTTGCCGATTGAAGACAGACGTAGGTGTGATGCACCTTCACGCTGACCTTCACGGAGTATGGTTTCGACAGCCTCTCGCACAAGACTGCCGACTTCATCAAGGGCTTCCTTAACATGTGACTGTTCGACATCAGCACCCTGCTCAAGCATAGTGTAAATGTCTGGTATCAGTGTGTCCAATGTCTTTGTCATTTGTTATCGTCCTTTCAGATACGTTAAAATGTTTTGCGGTGAGGACTGTTCATATGGGTCGCCCTCTACGTTGTGTCCCCAGCCTTCTTCTACAAAGCCTTGCACAATGTCCATGCCTTTAGTGTGTACGGCATATCGCCATGACCTTGGTCCGAAGCCAAGATTATCTTTGAACACTAGCATGTTCATCTTGGTTGTAAACTTAGCAGAACCATCAGGGATTACCTTGACGTTCTGTAAGCCTTGGTCTTTCGCCCACCTGTTCATAACGAAGGAGTCGTTAACAGACAGACAATAGATGTCGTCAATGCCTTGCTCCTTGAACTCACCATACAACTTCTCAAAGTCTGGTAGCTGATAGGTAGAGCAGGTAGGTGTGAACGCACCTGGAAGTGCAAACAAGATACACTCTCTATTACCGAACAGGCTATAGGTTGTCACGTCTTCCCAACGATAGGGGTTGTCGCCTTCTATGTTATCATCACGAACTCTTGTGTGGAATAACACGCTTGGAAGTTTATCTGGTAAATACATTTACTTATACTGGCTTGCGTTCACTGCTTGTTTAATCACATCAACCATGTCATCGAAGGTGTTGCAGATTACCTTGGTTGTGTGGTAGTCATCATCAGATGTGCTGCCTGTGTAGTCTACGATGAAACCATTCTCTGCGAACTCAAGGTTCACACGGTCTACGTCTTTA